ACATAAAATAAAACGATATTTAGAACATTTCCCCATTCACTTTACGCGCTTGACGAAAAATAGTGAATACCGATAAAAAATATTTCAAAAATACGCTTGACATTTCTATATATGTGTGTTATTATAATTACAGAAAGGAAAAGGAGGTCAATGAAAAAATGTCAGAAACTATAGTACAGCGAATTTTAAGGAGGTGAAGAAAATGAGTAAATATGAATACTTAGTTAGTGAATATGCAAGGGTACGTTGTAACATTGAATACTTGTTAGTGTTGAAAAGGTTTGAAACTAAAATATACAAAGTAAATAGAGAATATATAGACGAACAATTAGAAGAATTGAGAATACAAAGCGAAAATTTACTAACTGAATTAGAAAACGCAGTAAACAATAAAGAGCCCGTATAAACGGGCTCTTTATTTTATGCCTTTACTCTTTTCTTAGTTCTCCTTTCGCAAGCAATACCACCAACTCCGTATTCTGCTCTGCCGTCCCGGTATACTCTTCAATCCCGTTCGCCCTTGCGATCTCTTTCCGGTGCTCAAAACTGCTGGGAATACCTACTGCGTTAAACGCAGCAACTAAACCGATTCCAGGATAGAATCTATCTGTCTCCACTCTTTTTGACATATCGAATTTTTTACCTCCGATTTTACCGCTGCTAGTGTACTGCCATAGCGTAGCACTTTTAGTATACTCGTCCTCTTTTGAGGTATATCTTGCATACCATAACGGGAAGCCTTTCAGCTTGCTATGCAACAATTGATTCACTAAATAATCTCTGTTTGCATAGTACCCGCACTTATACCCGTAAAAGTTCATCGTCTGACAGAAGTTAGCAATCAGCGTACTTCTGGAAATGCGTGTCAAGGTATTCGTATCATATCTTGACAGCTTTTCTTCCGTGTCATATTCGAGATCACACCACACGTTCAGATTGATTTTATCTTTGTACGGTCTGATTGTCTGTTCAAACTTGATACAATTCGCAGCAATTGTTCTGCCAGAATGGATATACACAAACCAGTAAAATCCAAGGTCAAGTCCGCGCTTTATAACCTCATTCGTAAAGTATTTCATTCGATCATCTTCTGTCACTCCGCTGCCTGCTCGAACAATAACACCAGTCACACCCGCTTTAACTACAGCATCCCAGTCTACCGGATAATTCCATTTTGACACGTCAATGATTTTACTCATGCTCTGATCTCCTTTCCAGTTCTTTTACATGCTGCGACAACCCAGACACTTCTGTTTCAATACGGATTAACCGGTCGTCCATGCTTGCATGTTTATCCATTCGCTTTTCTAAAGCGTCCAACCGATACTTAATTAACGAATTATTCATCACAGCTACCAGCAACGCGGATGCCAAACTGCAGGTAGCAGTAATAATAGATTCTATCATTTTTCCACCGCCCTTTTAATCTGCTTCGGAATCTGATTGAGTCCAACAGCCGCCAGACCGCTTGAAATACCTATAGCAAAAATGTCAAGTGCATTCCCTCCGCCGATATCGAAACCGTACACAAGCGAAATAATAGAACAAAAAATGCCAATAAATACAGACACCAATGGAATATATTCAGCGCGAATTAGATTTGCACTTTTGACAACCTCGGAAGCACCGTAACAAATAACTGTAATTGCAATATAAGGCTCAACCATTTTAACTTCCTCCTTGAACTAATTTATATACGTTTTCTGATAATTTTATATACGTGCTTCCATTCACACACAAGAAAATTCCGTCCTGCAGTATTTGTGTTTTGTTAAAGAAAATAGGGTTTATAAGTCTGTCCCCGTTTGACGACAAAAACATGCCCTGCACTTTGAACAAATATTCTGGTGCTTCCGACACGATCGGCGGGTCAGGGTCTGGTGGTTCAGGCGGGTCTGGTGGCGGGTTCGGTTTCGGGTCGAGGTCTTCCCCGTTATAGAGCTTCTGCCAAAAATACCAACCCATTTCTCCGCGAACTGGCTGATTTTTGTCTTTCGGTCGTTCGTAATTTCGCAAGAACATATCAGCCAGCATTTTTATCATTGCTTCCACACTCTCACCTGTTTGCCATTGCGTAAACTCAGAAAAGCTGTAAGGATACTTAGCTGTCGCTTTCCATTGCTGTTTGTTTGCAACCTCCCACTTAATCCGCTCTAGCTGTCCTGTCCAACTGTCGTGTGCATACCCGTTTGCATCCATCCAGGTAAACAGCTTTGTTGCTGGTGTCCATTGCACAAAACCAAAACCAAGGTCAGTGTTTCCCGCGTCAAGGTTTTGCCAGATTCCCGGGTTGGCATGTGATTCTACCCACATATTCCCCATCATCGCACAAACTGCGTATGATGTCCACCTGTTTTGTACAGATGCACCCGCTAGATAGTCATATATCTCGCGGGCATTCTCTAACGCTTCGGCAAGCGTTAGCCATCTGTTACCGCTTATCATTTTAAGGCAAAGGTTGCGCTTGTACCTGCGAAGGTCGATAAAGCGCCGCTCCCCCAGTCTAATACTACAATTTTTTTGCTTTGTAAACTGATTACCTCAGACGGAACAGAGTTTCCCGCAACCGTTCCAAGGGTAGTCCATGATTCGGTATCGGTGTTTCTGCCTTTAATTGAAAATGAACCTGAATTGCCATTATGCGTTTTAAGGAGCTGAACCGTAGAAAAAGCGTTTTCTTCTATGTCCAGGCTTGAGTGCGCGTCATCACCGCCTCCTCTAGAAACGTTATGGATTGTCATGGTCAATGGCTGAATAGCTGGTTTTCCCTCTAGCGCGGTCACTCTTTCATCAAGCTGCTGCAAAGTCGTTTTGTTTCCGTCCGCTGTCTGTTTTGCTTTTGTCGCGTTCGCGCTGGCTATATTCGCAGCATTTAAAACACCGGTTGTTGCTGTCTGGGCAGCGGTCGCTTTCTCTTCCGCGCTGTTTGCTGCTTCCTGTGCTGCCGTCACGTCTCCGATCATGCCGTCCGCTGTTTCTTTCAGCTGCGTGACCTGTTTTTTGGTGTCCTCGTGAACCGCTTTCAGCTCTGTCTGTGCACTTTTTACAGTTTCAACATCATTGACTGCTTCCTCCGCTGCCTGGCTGGCAGTAAATAAAGCGCCGTCAATGATGTTCATGTCGTTGTTATAGTCGCCTAGAAAAGTTGGCTTGTCTGTGCCGATGAACTGGGATAATTTAAAATTGGCTGTTTTGTTTGTGCTACTCATGCTTTTACCCTCCTTTTTTATGCAGTCTCTAACGCTGCAATTCTTTCCTGTAAAGTCGTGATCTTTTCAGCGTTCGCGCTGTTTGCATCGTTTGCAATTTTTACAGCTTCCTGCGCTGCTGTTACCAACGCTTTTGAATTGTAAATATCAGCAACTGCTTTTGATGCTTTTGCTTCTGCTTCGCTGGCAACCTGCGTCAAAACGTTCAGCGCGGGCATCACAGTCAGCAATTTACCCTGCGATAATGTGATGTTATTTTTTAATGTTACATTTTCTTCGGTCATTGTTGTGATCTCTGTCTGGACTGTTGCCATTTCGTTTTTTACGCCGGATGTTGTACCTTTCAGCGATTGCAAGGCTGCATCAATTTTTTTGTTGTTTTCGTTCCAGTCTCCCATGATGTCAACTGCATCTTTTTTCTGATACATGCCAAAATTTAAATACCTTGTGCGTCGTGTAAACATTCTTTTTTCCTCCTTTCTTATTAGACAAGCAATTCCTTTAACAAAACGTTTTCGCTGATAATTTTTCCTCGAATTGAAGCGAAAGCAAAACTATTGAACTGATCGGCGGTATCGAATGACAAAATGTTCCTATACCCCACACGAGACGGCAAACCGTCTGTGTAAATGATAGATTTTTTGTCAACCTCAATCTTTACGTTACTATTCGTCTCTATGAGAACTTCTGTCGTGATCACATTATCATTGGTGACATTGATCTGAAACGCAGGCCATATGTTCCAATAAAAAGGAAAAGTAGTCTGGGCGGGTTTGTCCGGTGCTGGAATAGACACAGTCCCTACCTTAACAAAACCATGCGCACTTCTTCCAACCGTCCTGTTACCTAAACCGTTCCCAACGTTATAGGTATCGTAAAAAGTGGCGTTTTCCGTGTCCCACCACAAGGCATCCTTTTTTTTTGTTTTGATTGCCTGACAAGTTTCTGACATAACAGTGTCAAATTCCTGCGCTGTCAGGTGCAGTTCTGCGTCCACCTGCATCACTTCGTCCAACGCTCTCGCATGGGAAAGTGCACCCCCACTTGCCGGGCTGTTCACGCTTGCATTAAAAACGCCATACATCTTGCAATAACTTTCAGCATCAAACACACCAGCACGTACATGCAACGCTTTAAAATCTTCACAGTCCTTGTCAAAAGCCGGAAACCACGAATCGAATTGACTGCAAGTGATAGCCCGCACTCTCAGAACATCGTACACGTTGTTGACAGTGTTCCCCACTCTGTCACGGTATCCTGTTGTCGGGTCAAAAATCCGGAAACCATCTTCATTTACTTCATCAATATCCAGACGCAGTTTTTCAAGCTGCTCTTCAACCCATTCTTTCAGGCGTTCAACTGCAAAATCCGTGTACTGTTCCAGATATGCTTTTGTTTCGTCAATTTTACCGTTCAATTGCGCCACATCTTTTTCATGTGTAAGCTTGATATCATTAGCATACGCCCGCAATTCTGCGATCAGCGTTTCCAGCCGTTTCACGTCTTTTGTATGCTCCGCCCAGTAATAAGCGTCCTGCGTGTCGGTGTACGCTTTTAAATCATCGACCGTTTTTGCAAGCGTTTCCAAAAGCTCCGCTTTTAATTCTGCTACTTTTGCGTCTGTATAATTCTGGTAGTTTGTCTCTAAGTCAGTCAAAAATTGGATGATCTGATTGATATTGTAAGCAATCTTCTGCATTATTTCCAACTGACTGATAGACGCATCCCACTCAGACGGCAAGGATAAATAGGCATTATTAAAACATAGCTTTTCCGGTAACTTTTTATCCACCTCTTTTACCTCCTTTTAGTAAATTTTTAAGAAAAGAGCACGGGAAACCGTGTCCGAGAATTGCCCAACTACATCCATCAGCGTTTCCCGGTATTTTAAAATTAACTCCGCTTGTGGTACATTGTACCCGCTTTCTGCGTAATTTTCTGTGTACACCTCTTTTCCGTTTGAAGATGTTGTTCCGCTCCCGCTGCCCTCATCTACTGTTATTGTAGTTGCATAATCAGTGTTTGTCAAGCGGTTTTCCGGTGTATCATCAAAAACATTTTTGTTGTTGCTTTCACTTGTGCTTTTTCCGCTTGCGTTTGTTTCTCTGTCTCCATTCCGTGAACTTTCTCTGCTGTAGCTTTTCAGTTTGTCCAGATCCAACAAACTTGATTCATAGAGTTTGTTATACACAGGTAGCCAGCGCGAAACGTTCTGATTAAATTTCAAAATAAAATATTCTGGTGTTTCGTATTCGATTTCTCGCATCATATTGTCAACGCAGAACTGCTGGAAAAAGGCGTTTCTGAATTCTTCATTGAAAAATTTGTTTGTATTATACAGCATTTTAGACCGTGCTTTTTCGATTCTTTCCACAACGCCCATTTCATCTTCCAGTCGGATAAAAGGATATCTTTTTTCTTCCTGTGGGTGCAGTGGGTTGTTGTCCTGCGAATAGTGAAAAATGATATTTCTTAAGGTTGTAGTGTGGTTACTCATTTTCAGTCACCTCCGTTCCTTCCATAATCTCAGGGCTGGTCTTTGAATCCGCGCTATCAATTCCGGCGATTTCCTGCGTTCCTAAACTTAAGCGGTTACAATTAGGATTAAACTCTACACGGATGCCAGCTAAGTCCGGGAACAGTCTTTTAATTTTCTTAAGTGCTTCTCTGCGCATAAACAGACCGCCGTCCCTCAGCGCAAGAATGTGTTCTTCGTTAGCGTCTGCTTCGGATTCTACTAAACGTTCCTTTTTGTAAATGTTCAGGTTATTATAACCTAACCGGGTAAGGTATTCGCTCCAGATGCAATTCTTTTCTTTTTCCAGCTGCTCCAAAATGCACGGAACAGAAAAATCAAGTACGCCTTTGGTATCAGCAGAAAAACCGTCTGTATCATCCACCAAAACAAACGGTTTCCCGTCCGCTGCTTCATTGATAGCATGTTTTGCGCTGTTTACGTTATCTTTATTTACAAAGATTCCTTTCGGTTTCATCTGCAGCTGGGTGTTCACGTCTTTTGCCTTTTCAATCATTGTGAATTTTTTAGCAAAATAATAAATTTCTGGCATAAACGGGCGGAACGTCTGATCGTTAAAAATAATAGCGCTGTCTTTTTCGGTTGCCCTGTGGTGATATCCGCTGGCGGTATTGATATATCGGGTTGTCGGTATGTTATAAATGTTAAAGCTGCCCGCTTTTGCACAAGGTAAACACAGATACCCCATCACCTCATCCTTAAAAAAGCAAACAGAGCCGTTAAAAATTAGTGCCTGTTCCAGTGCGCGGGCGCTCACTGTGCCTGGCAATCCTGTCCATGTGTAGCGATTTATTGCTAACAAATACAGCTGATTTACAAAGTGGTCGAACGTCACGCGCTCATCAAACTTTCGAACGATCTTTCCATCATAACCGATACCGCACAATCCTAACGGGTCGGTCGAAAAACCAGTTCTTCCCATTGTTTCTTCCTCCTTTTACTTTGCATTGTTTCCGTATGTTCCAACATTGTTTTTGTCATGCCACAACGTAAAACCGTTTATAAACATATTGCGCAATGGCTGCAAAAATTCATTCGGAATATTGCCATAAACATTTACATTGTTACACTTTATATAATTGTAGCGCGGTCTGCTATTTAAGTTCGGTACGCCGAAACGACTAACCTTGTACCCGTAAACATCAAAAAACTGCTCGATCTTTTTCGCAAACTCCGGCTTTACTGTCCACCATCTGTAGAGGATTTCCAGCTTTTTTGAAGCAATAAACGTTGCAAGTCCTCCGCCACTTGCACCCGTAAGGCTAACGTTTGTCTGCATCTGTCCGATACGCTGCCTGTCCCTTTCGGAACTTTGAAGCTCAGACCGCACGTTTTTGTATGCGTCTATTCCGGTGGAAAGCACATTCAATGGCTCTCCTGTAAATACAGATTGCGCCACGTTTCCGACAGTGTCCCAAAAAATATTCGATCTGTTTTGTGCGTGCACGAGAGTGTTTGTAGCTTCTGCCTGCGCGGTCTGTAGTGGGTAGGTGTTATTTTGCACCGGGAAGCAAGGGAAACCGCTTATATTGTTCGCGTTCAATAAAAAATCATCTTCCGCACCACAATAGTTTTCTGTGTATAGATATAAATTCGGTGCGGGAATAAGTGTTCCAACTACTTTTACAGAGGGAATACCCTCCGGCAAAAATTCCGGTTTTAATACAGTTCTCGCCCCATTCGGCAGTACAACCTCGATAAAAGAAAATTGAGACGTGTACATTTTTTTATTTTTATATGCCGGGAATTTCGATAGCCAGTTTGCAAGTACCCCGCCGACAGGAATTACAGTCGGAGCAGAACTATCTGCAATTACACCTACCGAAAATCCCATTGCTGACTGTTCCACGGTTACTGCTCCACCTATATTATAAGATGTCACGGCGTACATTGCCAATATGCTCTGCGACACCCACGGAAACGCGGAGAGTGAATTCATTACGGATGAAATGGAACTAGTTCCCCGTCTAGGGCTTACTAAGTACGCTCTAGCACCGGACGGCAAACCAGCATACATTCCGCCTTTTGCCCCGGTAACGTTTGGCTCTTCCAGCGTCCCTGGGTCGGCTAGAATGTCTATTGCTGAAATTATAACGAACTGATAATCTGTTCCCTCGTCCAATTTGTCAAGGTCAAACGTTTCTTCATGGGTGATTATATAATCCCCAACATCTACAGGCTCTTGCACCGTGTTTGTTTTAAAATCATCGCTTGCAACATGCTCTCTGCTGATGTCGCAGTCCCTTATAACCATGTCAAACAAAAACGTCTGGTAAACGTCTATCTCAAAATTCAATAACGACGTTTCCGGGTTGATATAAATAACCTGTGTTACAAAAGCATAATACCATTTCCCGCTTGCCTGATTTTTAAAACATATGTAACACGCGTTACCGATCTCTTCCGCGTTTACCGGAACTTTTACGCCCCGATGCTCGCGGATATATTTAAAATCTGTGAAAACACGGATTGCTTTTGAACGGAAATAATTATATTGCTCGTTCTTATCCGCAAAAGATAACTGCCGGACCTGTGAAGCATCAAGCGGAACGTCTGCGCATATCATCACTTCGTTTGCTTGCATTGCGTATACTGTTTCTAGCGCCACCTTTTAAACCTCCTTTTTTGAAAAAAAGGGAACGCTTACGTTCCCTTTTTTATAAAATCTTTATCCTGTGATCGTCACAGCTTTTGTTGTCTGTACACTTGTCTGTCCTGCAACAACCGCTTTCAGTGTCAACAACTTAGATGTCTCATTCGGGCTCACTTCAATGGTTGCGCTCTTGCTGTCACTGGAAGCAATTCGTGTGCTGGTTGCTTCCGCTCCCTCTAACGAGAAGATAACTCCGCCATTTACCGGAGTGGTAGCCGCTGCGTATTTACTATGTGCGCCTTTTGCAATTGACGCTTCTCCGGTGATCGTCACGGCTGTGTACTTGCTAACTTCTTCCGTAGTAAGTGCAACTGCATTGTGGAATGGACTGGTAAAGTATATCTGCCAGACGTGTAACCAATAATTCCAATACAGCTTTTCTGCATTAAAAAAATCCGATGTTTCAAACAGCTGATCGTAGATGTTCAACCAGTCATCGTCTGCCACAATCGCAACAATTTCCGGATGATTCGGAATCTCTGGAATGACAGTGATTCTACCCAGAATCTGCGCTTCGTCCATATGGAACGCATAGGCAAGAGCCTGTACAGATGTTACAGCGTCGGCTTTTGGCGTAATAAATACGCGCTGGCTTTCTCTGGCTGTGGTGTTTAAAACACCTGCTGCGTTATAATTTTCCGACGGGAAGAGTAAATTATTGGAAACTATGCGCATCGTTGTAAGGAAGTCTTTTGCACTCTGTTCGTCTGTCGGGTCGGTCACATGCACAAGCTTAACAAAACCATTGTCAAGCGCAGACGCGATAGCACCCATTGCGTACAGCATTTCCGAAACCTCGTTCCCGGTGTACATGGAATCGATCACGCGATCAACGAAATTTCCAAGTGACTGCGCACTGTAAAACGCACTCCGCAGCATTTCGCGGTTCACAGTTTTCTTAAAAAACTCTTCCCGGTTTCGGTTCATAAAAGCAACCGCGATATCGGGCTTTTCCTGCTTTAACATCGCCCAAGGGGCGGTATCGGCACAGAACGAGTGTGCAGCCGCGATCTTTACCCATACGGATTCAATCGTTTCTCCGTATTCCAACATCCCCCTTTTTGAAAAAGCAAACGGGGAAGTAAAATACATTTTGTCGATTTTCTGCAATGCCCAAACATTTACGAGCTGGTTTATGAACCTGTTCATGATCGGCTGATACTGCATCATGACCTGACCGAACTCCTGGATATTTGAGTTCGTAACTTCGGGAAGCAAGCCTTCCCATTCTGTACCTTTTAAACTGGCTCTAAAGTTATTCAGCGCTAAAGGCACATTTTTTAAAACTCCTTTTACTGCCATTTTTTTACCTCCTTTACAGATCGAGAAAATCTTCTGTTTTGATTTCCTCTTTTTCCTCCTCTTCTTCTTTTTTCGTGCCAGACAGAAATGCGTCTGCATACTGTTTTCTAACGTCCGCTACTTCTGTTTCCAGACGGTCATTCTCGTCTGCAATTTCCGCAATCAAATTTAAAATCGCGGATTCATCCAACGCGCCCTCTTCTGGTGCATCAATTCGCGCGATCAAACGCGCTTTTGAAATTAAATCATCCCGCTTCATTTTTTCCCTTTCTCCCGTGTTCGGCTAAGTTAATAAGTAAGGGAAAACACGCGCACATCCCTATACGCCATACCGACAAGCCGTTTCACACGGGGGATCTTGTCTGTACTGTAAGTTCTCCCTCTATGGTTTTATTATATCTTCCTTTTGTACCGATGTCAAGCTCTAATTCCCAAAAAATCCATTCCAATATTTTTGCACTCCTGTGATTCAAAACGAAAATTTCCGGCATTGAATTGTTTTCTACACATCGACACTTGCGCGGATATTGCACCTGTCAAGCAAGTATTCTCGTCATGGTCTTTTGTTGAGATTGCAAAAAGCCGATGAAAATTTCTGTCTGCTTTTAACGATATATAATATCTTCCGTTTTGCAACATCCATAACCCATAAAAAATACCATTATGTTTTATTGTCATTAAATACCTTGCCCCGGCAAGATTCTGTTTTGCAATAAATTGCACATTGTCCAACAAAAAGATGTTGTCAATACTATAGTTAAAATAGGACGCGTCGGAAAACGCACGATAAAACCCACTTTGCTGCTTTTCCTCCGCTACGTATTTATTTCTATAAACTTCCATCACCCAACCGTGACCGCGCATAAAGTGGATACCAGATTGCCAGCGTTTATGAATCCCTAAAGCGACAAAATACGGATTCAATAACGAAACCATATTACTAACTAAAAAATAGGTTAGTTTTCGCGTTAATTGTTCGAAACCTCTACCAACTGCGTCATTGATTGCAAAAAATTTTGTGATCTCATCCGCGCAATAGTCGCCCGTTTCACTTTGGAACTCGTCAAGAAAAATATTATCTGCATCGTTAAAAAACGTAGATATTCTCTTAACTTTATCTACCATACTCAGCGCAATCACGTAACCACAAGAGATTTCAAAAGCTTCCGTTTTTATAAAAACTTCTGCGAATTTACCAGAACCGCTGGATATTGAATATAATTCGGTATGCGGGAATTTATTTTTTACATCCGCCCAAAAAGCGGGAATATAACTGTTTAATTCATCTTTTTTTCGAACTAGACAGATAAATTTTTTACTTTTGTGCAAAAATTGATTTATTAAATATTCTTTCACAGCAAAAGATTTTCCACCGCCTTTTGAGCCAGTTATAATAAAAATGTCTGGTGTATTCCCGTCTAGATCTTTTGTTTTTAAAATATTGTCTAGCCTGTAATGTTTTTCCATGCTACCCCTTTCCAATAAAAAAGAGGAACAACTGTTCCTCTTTTTATGCTGCCCTGTCAAACAAGAACAAGCGTTAAAAAATCGTTTTTATTGTTGGACTTCCGGTATTCCGCTCGCAGTGTAAGCGGATTATCTGCTGTCGGCGCTCCGACAAACTGCTCTAGGGTCTGAGTACAATCTGCGACTGTTGGGGAGAGGGTTGTAATGCAGCGTCCGTCCTCAAGCACGAAGCCAGTGCATACACAAGTATCGCCGGTTGACTTTCTAGTGGTTTCCCACTGCGCAACCCCAACTACCACCATATCTTCGCCAACGTGATCGATTAAGCCCTCACTGTTCTGGGAAAGGCTATATAATAATTTCTTGTCTGTTACGGTGTTAATCATAATTATTCTCCTTTTTTATCTGTTTTTTCTGCTTCGTCAACTGTTACGACTTCGGAATACTTCAAAAAATCTTCGACGCTCAAACGTCTCAACTCTTCGTTGTATTCAATATTCACACAAAACAACCCTTTTGCATCAGGATAAGCTTTGGTGATTTCCCGTGTGATCGCCGTGTTAGAACTTACTCTAACCGGAACAATGATGTCTGGAAAGGCTGTTACCTGCCCATCTGCAAACTGTGCTACCTTAATAACGGTAGTAGTCATAGTTCTTGTGAAAAACCGTGTCCTTGCGTCTCCGTCTCCTTTTCTCATTTTTGTACTGCTCCTTTCTTTTTTTGTTTTATTTTTATTACATTATTATAATAGCACAAACCATTTAAAGCGTCAACATCTTTTTGCGCGTAAAGTATAAAAATCTTCCACTAACACCATTCCGCCACTAATGTATTTTGGTTTTAATTTTCCGCCCACTTTCAAGCCGATTTTAAAGTCCGTTATTGGATGACTTGCCAAAAATAACTTTTTTGATTTTTCTGGCATCCCTGCGCACTTGATCTCCCAGTGTCCTGTCACTTTTTTGCCGTCCTCTTTTTGCACAAACTCTGCATAGGTCTTTTGCCTTATAAATATTGCACTGCTCCAGTCACTTTCTCGCTTCCAGTGCAATAGCTCTGTAGCGTGTTCTTTTATCAATTTTACTGGTTTCCCATCGTCCAGCATATGTATAGAATCCGTGTCGCTGTAAACAAAATTTTCATAGTTAGCCTGGGCGTGCGTTATGGTAAAATATCGCGCGTATGCTGTCACAGCTGCGCCCGCTGCAATGTATAGTGTGTCTTTTTCATGCTCCAGGTGCAATTCAAAACCTATAGAATCTGTTTCAGGGTCAATGAATGGCTCACGGTAGGAACTGTTATCGTTAATGGCAAGCCGTCCATATAAGTTGTTCAGGAATAGTTTTGCTTCTGTTCGCTCTCCCTTGTCTTTTGTAGTCATTTTGATTTTCATATAGTGATCTATATAAGTGTCAAAAAGACCTATCGCGCCGTGAAAATAACACCCGTCTAGAATCTCTAAGTCATATACTTCATAATGCTCTAATAAAAGATTATAGTCGGTCATAAAAAGCGTTAGTTCCGGCTTTGCTTCCTCTTTTTGCCCCTCTTTATTTGTAAAATATCTATAATATTTCCCGCGATAATAAATATCAGATGTCTCCAACCATTGCGTAGAGTTATACCGATAGTCTCCTTTAATCTGTACAGTAGGCAAAAAACCATCTTTTAGCTTAAAGCGGCAGCGCAATCTAACATAAAACGGATACACGCGTGTCTCTAAGCATTTATAAGGAATTTCTTTTTCAAAAAATATCGGTTTCCCTGTTGGGTAATAGTTCCCACTTTTACTGTGCATAACACTAGGATAAAGAGAATTTACATCAAACGTCATGCCGTTCTGTCTAATATGTTTTCTCTGTTTGTATTTGTAATAGCAATAACCACCCTTGTAAGCTTTGCGGATATATTCATCAATATTATCACTTCCGCGTTCATATTTTATTAACGCTATGTCTTTTAAGTTCGGAAAAGCTGCATTGAAGTCCATTGCATCAAATTTATTTCTAAATTCATCCATGCAGCACGAACCAATTGTTAATTTGTCGTGCCCACTTTTTATCATAACTTCCAGCGCTTCCTTTAGTACATAAATATCGTTAATAATATAAGCATATTCTTCCGGTGTTATTTCACAGTTTGCGTGTCGCAATCCTATATACTTCATTTCCAATTTCCTATGCTGCGTATTAAATGCAGAGCCAATTTGAGCTAATGTCATAGGCATCAGTTTAACACTGTCCCTAAACTCGATCACTGTGTCAAATTTTGGTTTGACTGTAACGGTATACCATTTATTTGTATCCGAAATTAGGGCTTTAAACTCTTTTGCATTCATGTCTTTATTGCGTGAATTATTCCATGTATATCCGTTCTTTAACAGCCAATACACAATAAAAGCTCCATCAAAACGCAGATTGTGAAAATAACACAAAACGTTTTTGTTCAAGTTAAAAATATCGTTCAAAAAATCTTCTATGTTACCGCGTAAATGCGGCTGCTCTGTGAATAATTCTATCCATGCAGCACTCCAAACTTCTGTTGATGTCTGACCAGGATATACAGTAGTCTCAAAATCCGCCGCTATTATCACAGGTTTTTTCAATGATTTTTTTGACATTGTGAAACCTCTCTCAATGTTTCACATGAAACATTTTAATATTCTCCCCAACCGTTTTCGTAGTCGAATGAATCTAAAAATTCTTTTTGCTGCTCTCTGGAAAGACCTAAGTTATCTGACAATTCCGATAAAAATTCAGGCACAATTGATTGCCCGCCATTTTTTTCTGCGTCATAACTTTCATGGATAGTTAACCAAGGTACAGACTCTAATGCTTCCGCTGTTGCTATTTTCCCGTTCTTCTTTAAACTATTTTCTAGCCATTGTCTGCACATACGCTCCGCTACCGGAAAATATGTATATGTTGTATTTATAAAATTCTCTATAATAATATCAGCACTAAAGGGATAATCTACTACGCGACCTCTTTTCTTTTTCGCTTTTCGCCTTTTTGACTTGTATTCTCCTCGATCTATTTTCTTTTTCGCTTTTCGCCTTTTTGACTTATAACCTCTATCAGTTATTAAAGATTCGGCTGTTCTTTGTACGGCATCCGGTGTTATTTTTTTCAGCCGCTGAACATCTGCTTTTGTAGGCTGCTTCTTTGCTTTTGGAATGTCGATGGATATTGCATAGCCTTGTGCAAGCAATTTATTAACTTGCTTTTCAATTCTTTTCAATTCTTGCGCGTATACTTTAGCATACCTGTTTTTTCTTGCCATATAACAAAAAAACCTCCTTTTATAGTATGATTATATTGTATCATCTTTTTCATAAAAATACAATAGGAAAAGCCGCTTTGCACGGCTTTTCCTTTATTTGTAAATCATATAAAACGCGTCCAACATGTTATTTGTTGTTGCATAATCATGTTGCGTTTGTTTTGCTTCCTCCTGTGTTTAACGCAGTAGGTATTCCCAGCAGTTTTGAGCACCGGAAAGAGATCGCAAGGGCGAACGGGATTGAAGAGTATACCGGGACGGCAGAGCAGAATACGGAGTTGGTGGTATTGCTTGCGAAAGGAGAACTAAGAAAAGAGTAAAGGCATAAAATAAAGAGCCCGTTTATACGGGCTCTTTATTGTTTACTGCGTTTTCTAATTCAGTTAGTAAATTTTCGCTTTGTATTCTCAATTCTTCTAATTGTTCGTCTATATATTCTCTATTTACTTTGTATATTTTAGTTTCAAACCTTTTCAACACTAACAAGTATTCAATGTTACAACGTACCCTTGCATATTCACTAACTAAGTATTCATATTTACTCATTTTCTTCACCTCCTTAAAATTCGCTGTACTATAGTTTCTGACATTTTTTCATTGACCTCCTTTTCCTTTCTGTAATTATAATAACACACATATATAGAAATGTCAAGCGTATTTTTGAAATATTTTTTATCGGTATTCACTATTTTTCGTCAAGCGCGTAAAGTGAATGGGGAAATGTTCTAAATATCGTTTTATTTTATGT